GAGCTCCCAGAGCCAACCGGCTTTTGGGACTCAGAGGAACTTTCCTTCGCCGATGTTAGCAGAAGTTTTGTGGGCTTCGCCCATGAATCTTCCATCTTCGTCGAACGACTGAAGGTTCTCTCTAAGTCCATGTCGGCAGACTTGGGCAAAGAGACACTGCGTGCTCTGGCGATGCTCGACAAAGTGTCGAGTCTCGTGAGCTGCACCCTGGGGTCTTACGACCCTCAGGAGTGGCGGTTCAGACACGGCCCTGGTGCTATAGCACAGGCGGTTGGGCCAACGAATAAATATCGTTGGACTAACTGGTCACCTGCGCTAGAACGCGAGTACCCGATTGCCGATTGTGGTTACCACAATTATGGCAGTTGGGCTACAGGCTGCACGAAGGACTGGATTACGGATCTCCATCCGTCTTCCCGCCTCATTGCTGTTCCAAAGACGCTTACCAAGCCTCGGCTGATTGCCGCTGAGCCTAGTGAGCATCAATGGTGCCAACAAAACGTTTGGCATTTCATTGATCAACGCGTTAAGGACTCCTGGATCTTCGATTTTGTTCGCTTCCGCGATCAAACTCTTAACCAAGAGCTCTGTATGCGAGGATCTTTGGATGGCTCCCTCTGTACTGTCGACTTGTCGGCAGCATCAGATCGAGTTACCTGTCACGCAGTTGGAGAACTGTTCCGGAGCAATCCGAAACTCCTTCTCTGCCTGCAGGCTTCGCGAACCCGGTGGATACATCAGGAGAAGTTTCCGAACCTCCCGACGTATCACAAGTTGAGAAAATTCTCAACAATGGGTAGTGCCTGTACTTTCCCCGTGGAGAGTCTAATGTTCCTTAGCATTGCGATTAGTACCTTCCTTATTAGGAAGCGTCTGATCTGCAATGTCCGGAATATACAACTCGCCATTGGGCAAGTGGCCATCTTCGGCGACGACATTATAGTCCCCGGAGATTGCAGGGAGTTGCTCTACAGCCTCCTTGAAGTCTTGTACTTCAAGGTCAACACCCAAAAATCTTTCTCCGAAGGAAACTTCAGAGAGAGCTGTGGTGTTGACGCCTTTAGAGGGTGTAACGTTACACCCGTCTACTGGCGCGCGCCTGTGGGCAGAAGCGCCGAATCCATAGCGAGTGCCATTGAGGTCTCCAACAACTTTTACCAAAAGTTCTTGGTTAAAACCGCCAATGTCATTCGACAGACCCTCGTAAGGCGTAAAATCCCTTACGTGTCAATGGATTCGGAAGTCACCGGTCTCAAGTCCCGTTTGAGGCCTCCCCGATCTGCCTTTAAGTGCAGATGGAACGAGTCCTTACACAGGATGGAGTCTCTAGTACCAGCCGTAACGGCTACGGTAAAGAAGACCTCGACCGATGGCGACTCTGTGCTCTTTCAGTACTTTACTGAGAGGCCTTCTCCTTTCTTTAATTGGAAGGGAGGGGTTCCACAGAGGCCCAAACCGCAAATGAGGTTTGGGTGGGTTCCCCTGGATGACCTGAAAACTCAATAAGGGTCTTCAGAGGGTAAGTGGGTTTCCTTGCCTTGGAGCCGCCGGTTGGCAACCGGCTACAAACTCTG